CTGGCCGGGTCGGACGGGATCATCATCGCCGGCCACGCCCGCCTGCTCGCCGCCCGCAAACTGGGCATGACCGAAGTTCCGGTCATCGTCCTCGACCATCTGACCGCAACGCAACGGCGCGCCCTTGTTCTGGCCGACAACCGCCTGGCTCTGAACGCTGGCTGGGATGCTGAAATGTTGTCGGTAGAGATTGCCGATTTGCAGGCCTCTGACTTTGACGTATCGCTCCTTGGCTTCGACGACGCAGAACTGAACAAACTACTGTGCGGCGAGGAAGTGAATGACGACGACTTTGATGTGGAGGGTGAACTGGCCAAGCCGGCCATCACTAAGCGGGGTGATCTATGGTTGTTGGGACCACATCGTCTGGTTTGTGGGGACAGTACCCAAGCGGATACATATTCCCTGCTTATGGATGGCATCCTGGCCAACCTGGTAGTAACCGATCCTCCCTACAACGTCAACTATGAGGGTGCGGCGGGTAAAATCAAAAATGACAACATGGCGGACGAAAAGTTCTACCAGTTTCTTCTGGATGCTTTCACCCTGACCGAAAAGGCCATGGCCAAAGATGCCAGCATCTATGTATTTCATGCAGATACGGAAGGGCTGAACTTCCGCAAGGCATTTTCCGATGCCGGCTTTTATTTATCCGGGACGTGCATCTGGAAAAAGCAGTCACTGGTGCTGGGCCGGTCGCCATACCAATGGCAGCATGAGCCGATTCTGTTCGGCTGGAAGAAAGCCGGCAAGCATACCTGGTTTTCCGACCGCAAGCAGTCTACCATCTGGGAGTTTGACAAACCCAGGAAAAATACTGATCATCCCACAATGAAGCCCGTGCCGCTGGTAGCTTACCCAATACTTAACTCCAGCATGACGGGCTGCATCGTTTTAGATCCCTTCGGCGGTTCCGGCAGCACCCTGATTGCCTGTGAGCAGACCGGCCGAATTTGCTACACCGTTGAACTGGATGAAAAGTTCTGCGATGTCATTGTTAATCGGCGCATCGAGTTGAAAGGGTCTGACGCTGATGTTTTCCTTCTGCGTGACGGTCAGAAAATATCCTTTGAAACCGCGAAAAACGCAGTGATAAATTCTTGCGGTCCGACAGCAAGACGAAGCAGATAACGCTGGAGCGTTATTTTGATGTAGATACTCTATTTGGGTCATTTGTGCCCGAGACGCTACCGTCAAGATACTTAAAGACTTATGCTAAGGTAGAAAAAATGTGGAGTTGACAGATGAGTAAAATTGCCATTGAACATGTCCAAGTATTAAAGACCCTGTACGATAACGGCAACATATCACGCCAGGCAATGAAATCAATCCGAGGCCAGATAATCAATATGCGGAGCCATGACGAGAGGGAAAGGTACTTACAAAAGATAATTAGACGGAGCGCAAAAACATAGAAACGGGGTGCTAGTAATGAAAGGACGCAAGCCCTACCCATTCGAGGTGATTAATGCGACCAACGATAAAAACCGAATAACGAAGGATAAGTTGGCAGAACGCAAAGCCAACCAGCCGACCATTGATTCAGCAAGGCTAAGATGTCCGGAACATTTGAGCGAGGACGCAAAAAAAGAATGGCGCAGAATTGTCAAACTATATAAAGAGCTGAGTCATCCAATCGTCACAGACCTTGATGTAAATGCACTCGAAATATACTGCGAGGCCGTTGTCACCTACAGGAAAGCCATGCAGAAAATTAGAGAAACATCGGAGGTATATGTCAGTAAGAGCAATCCTACACCGAAAAAGAACCCGTGGCTCACAGTCGCAAACGAAGCGGCCTCCCAAGTAAAGAAATATGGGGAGGTCCTTTTACTTGATCCGGTGTCTAGGGCGAGGGCCAGCCTGGCTAAAGACAAGGACGACGAAAAAACGGACGGGATGTCAGCGTTCCTTGCTAAGAAGGGGCTGATCTAATTGATTGATAAAAGCCGAGCGTTAGAAGTTGTTGAATTTATACAGCACCTCAAATTAACAGAAGACTTCTATGGCCAGCCATTTATCTTGCAGGATTGGCAATATAACATTCTATGGGATGTTTATGGGACAGTGGACGAAACAGGCAAGCGGCAATATCGGACAGCTTACTTAGAGATCCCCAAGAAGAACGGGAAAACTACCCTGATTGGTGCTGTTGGTCTTTATCATTTAATCTGCGACCCACCCGGAGGTCAGATCTACTGCTGTGCTGCCGAGAAGGAACAGGCCGGATTAGTGTATCGGGCGGCAAAGCAGATGATTGAGCAAGACAAATACCTAACGAAAATACTAAAGGTCGTTGACTCGAAAAAAGAAATACATAACCGAAACAGCGGCACGACCTTAAAGGTCCTGTCCGCGGAGGCTTACTCGAAGCATGGCCTGAATCCATCCGTCGTAATATTTGATGAATTGCACGCCCAGCCGAACCGGGAATTATGGGACACAATGTCGTTCGGCGCAGGTGCCGCGAGACGAGAACCTCTTATGTGGGTAATTACCACATCCGGGGACGACCCTGACAGGCACTCAATAGGCTGGGAGATACATGAATTAGCCAGGAAAATTATCGATAAGGAACTAATTGACCCTACATGGTTTGCGAAGATTTACACAGCACCGGAGGACGCGGACATTTACGATGAGAAGACTTGGTTCGCGGCCAACCCTTCACTGGGAGTATCCATATCCCTTGATACGGTTAGAAAAGAGGCACTATCTGCTCGCAATGGCGAAGCAAGGGAGCGCCTTTTTAGATGGCTAAGACTCAATCAGTGGGTCTCTCTGAAGCGTGTCGGATGGCTTCCACTGACCTTATGGGACAGCTCACAGGAGGAATGGGACCCAGCGGAGATGGTCGGGAAGTATTGCTACATTGGCATGGATTTATCAAGTACCATCGACCTCACTGCGCTTGCCCTATTATTCCCGCCTCAGAAGGGGTTGGAAGGGTGGCGATGTACCTTCCGAACATTTGTACCACTTGAAGGAATGAACGAACGAATCCGCAGGGACAAAGCTCCTTATGCGGATTTTGTTAAATCGGGTCACTTGATTGCAACAGAAGGGGATGCTGTGGATTACGAGGTAGTCCAACTCGAAATTGAGGCGCTGGCCAAACGATACCGGGTGAAATGGCTCTGCGCTGATAAGTGGAACAGCACCATGATGACCCAAGCGCTGGCAAAGAAAGGGATTAAGACTGTTGAGATTGAACAGACGATGGGCGGCATGTCTCCGGCTATGAAAGAGATTGAGCGATTGCTACGTATCGGTGAGCTGACTCATGATAAGAATCCACTGGCCCGGTGGTGCTTCGGAAATGTGATCGTGGCCACAGATGGCAACATGAACATCAAACCCATGAAGAATAAATCCATCGAAAGAATTGACCCGATTGTTGCACTGATTGATGCAATGGCAGCTGCAATGAAGCTGGAAAAGAAAGTGTGCGCCTACGAAGAACACGGAATCCGGATGGCGTAAAGGAGGAATAGATGAAAATCAACCTATTAGGGAAAACGATTGAAATCCGAGATGCCGTTTCCAGCCTCCCGGACTTCCGAAGTGATGCGGCGTGGGTAGACTTTCTAGGTGGTGGAGGAAGGAGAGTCACAAGTTCTACAGCCATTAAGGTGGCAGCGGTCATTCGGTGCGTGGATGTCGTGGCCAAGACCATTGCTAGTCTGCCGGTGAATCTGTACCAGTCAACCAACGACGGGCGTAAGAAGGCAGAACGGCATCCAGTGTATCGGTTACTTTACCGGCTTCCCAATGCAGAAACAACCTCATACGAATTTTGGCACATGTATGTTTTCAATCTGATGCTGACCCGTGGTGCTTATGCGAAAATCGTCCGGAACCAGAACGGATACATCAAAGAGTTGTGGAATATTCCTAGCCGGAATGTAGCCATGTCCAGGAATGCTGCCAATGGAGAGTTATTCATTGATGTTGATTTAGGAGACGGCAAAACAGAGCGGCTCCGGTCTGGTCAGTTCATGTATACGCCTGGCCTGCGCTTCTCTGATTCAAGCAATCCTGAAGACCCGATATCCATTGCATCAGATGTTCTTGGGCTGACCACGGCACTCAACTCTTATGCGAAGGATTTCTTTGAGTCCGGAACCAATCTCGGCGGATTCATTGAGTACGACGGCACCATATCCGATGAAGGATATCAGCGGTTCAAAGACTCCTGGGCGAAAACATACGCCGGGGTATCGAATCATCACAAATGGGCCTTCCTGGAATCCGGATTCAAACTGAACCAACTGGGCAGGAATCCGACCGATTCACAAGCATTGGAGT